AATGGTTTGGGATATGAAGACGGAAAAATTATTGTCACACCACATGGTTTCTTGGCGGGTAAGGATACTACAGAAGAGAAGGCTTCTATTGAGTCTTACAAGAAAGAGTATTCTGACTATTGGAAAGAAATCATTGGCTCTGATGGTGACTTTGTGTTGAAAGAGGAAAAAGAAACTATTGAATAAACTTTTTTGTGAAGACCCTATTAGTTGATGGAGATAACTTATTTAAAATCGGTTTCCACGGAGTCAGAGACTTTTTCGTGGAAGGCGAACACATTGGCGGGGTATTTCACTTCCTCAACACCATTCGTCGCCAGTTGGACGAAAACGAATTTGACAAAGTCATCGTCTTTTGGGATGGCAAAAACAACTCACAATCAAGACGTGAGTTATATCCTGACTACAAATTAAACCGAAGGAATGATATGACTGAAGCCAAGCTTGAGTCATATTATTTCCAAAAGTCGAGAGTTAAACAATATCTCGAAGAGTGTTTTGTTCGTCAGATTGAAATTGATGGTAATGAGTCTGATGATTTGATAGCCTATTATTGTTCGTTAGCGACAGACGAAGAAAAGGTTGTTTTTTCATCAGACCGTGACCTTTTACAAATCATTTCGGAGAATACTTCCATTTATTCTCCAATCAAGAAAATCAGTTATAATTACGGAGACAAGATAAAGTTTGGTGATGTTCACATACCTCACCAAAACGTTCTTGTTGTTAAAGTTTTTTTGGGTGACAAGTCGGATAATATCTTTGGTATTGACCGTCTTGGTGAAAAAACTTTTGTCAAATTATTTCCTGAGATTGTTGATAATGTATTAACTGTTTCCGATATTTGTACAAGGACAGACAAGTTAATTTCCGAAAATAGAAAAGAAACAGTTTTACAAAATATTAAAAATGGAAAAACAAAAAAAGGACAGATTGGCGATGAATTCTTCAGAATTAATCAAAAAATTGTGGACCTTAGAAACCCCATCATCACAGATGAAGCAAAAGAGTTTGTCACCCTTTACTATTCTGAAACATTAGACCCTGAGGGTAGGGATAATAAAAACTTAATCCGTTTAATGATGGAAGATGGTTTTTTTAAATACCAACCCAAGGACGATGATGCCTTTGTTAATTTTATGAAACCTTTTACCAAACTCACAAGAAAAGAAAAACGCAAATACAAACAATTAAACAATTAAATTATGAAAGAAGAATCCGTAGTTAAGATGGAGTTTCTCCTAACCTTGAACAACAACATTGTCGTTCAACGTTTTTACAATGTCAAAAATTATAATCCATTGGCACGAAAGTCCTATGATTTAGCTTACTTCATGAAAGAAGTAGAAACGATGTTGTCCGAGAATCTCAAAATGAAAACAGTAATTTACATGATGGACAATCAAGATGAAATTACCAATGACCCAGATGTCCTAAACACATCAAATACAGAAGGTCCTGAGTACTTCCATCTGTATGTCAAATTGTCCGATGAAATTATTTTACACAGAATTTTTGACGCTAAATTGTATCCACCAAAAGTGAGATATACGGTTGATGTACGTCCCAGCCTTAAAATTATTTTGAAAGGCTTGACTGACATTTTTTCAGCTCAAAATTTATATCATGACTACCTGAGTTATGACCTAAGTCGCTAATATTTAAATTATACACGCGGCTCTATGACTAAAAATTTCGACTATCTCGGCAATACATTTCAAATACAATTACTTAACCAAATCATCGTAGATAAAGAGTTCGCACAATCTATTATCGAAGTTTTAGACCCTAGTTATTTCGACAACAAATATTTTAAATTGATTATACAAATGGTAAAAGAATATTACCAAAAGTATCAATCAACACCTGGATTTGAAACTTTGGAACAAATATCCAAAGCAGAAATTTCAGTTGAGTTGGCGTTGAAGATTGTATTGGACACTATTAAACAAGTTCAAAACGCACCGTTTGAGGGAAGTGTGTTTGTTCAAGAAAAAGCCTTGAAGTTTTGTAAACAACAAGAACTTCAAAAGGTAATGAACAAAGCTCAAAAAATCATAGACCAAGGTGATTTTGAATCGTATGATACTGTTGAAGGATTGGTTAGAACCGCCCTACAAGTTGGAATTAGAGATGGTGGTGTACAAGACATCTTCTCGGGAATGGATGAAGTCCTTAATGATGACTTCAGACACCCTATCCCAATGGGAATTCCGGGTATTGACAGACTAATGAAAGGTGGTTTAGCGAAGGGTGAGATTGGAGTTATCTTGGCACCTACCGGTGTTGGTAAAACGACACTCATGACCAAAATTGCTAACACAGCATTTAACATGGGATATAACGTTATTCAAATCTTTTTTGAAGACAACCCAAAGATTATCCAAAGAAAACACTTCACAATTTGGACTGGTGTTGAACCTGATAGATTAGCAACTGAAAAAGAAGCTGTTATGGACAAAGTGGAAGAAATTAAGAACACGATGTCAAACAAACTAATCTTGAAGAAATTACCTTCGGATACTGTAACAATGAATGAAATCAAAAACCAAATCAGAAAGATGGTTGCCGATGGTACTCCAATTGATATGGTTACATTAGATTACATTGACTGTGTTGTTCCTGAAAATACAAGGAATGACGAGTGGAAAGCTGAAGGTTCTGTGATGAGACATTTTGAGGCTATGTGTCACGAAATGAACCTTGTTGGATGGACTGCAACTCAAGGTAACCGTTCATCAATTTCTTCTGAAGTTGTAACTACCGACCAAATGGGTGGTTCAATCAAAAAGGCTCAAGTTGGTCACGTAATTATTTCAGTCGCTAAAACACTTCAACAAAAAGAATTAAAGTTAGCAACAATTGCGATAACTAAATCTCGTATTGGTTCCGATGGTGTTATCTTTGAAAATTGTAAATTTGACAACGAATTGTTGGAGATAGACACTGAATCATCAACAACTTTCCTTGGGTTTGAAGAACAACAAGAAGGGAAGAAGAGAGATAGGGTCAAAGAACTTCTTGAGAAAAGAAAACAAAGAGAACAACAAAGCGCCCAATAAACAAAAATTAAAAAGAATATAAATTAAATAATATGGATAATTCTAATGAATTAACTCAAGGTGAAACACAATATGTGATTAAAAGAAGTGGTGATAAAGTACCATTTGAATCGGACAAAATCCAAAATGCAATCTTAAAGGCAATGATGGGTATTAACAAAGTTGATGCTGAAATGGCTGAAAAAATATCAAGATTAACTAAAAAAAGTCTTTTCAGAAACGATAAGAACAAAGTACCTCATGTTGATGAGGTTCATGATATGGTTGAGAATAAATTAATGGACAATGGTTTGAATGATGTTGCTAAAGAGTATATTATTTACCGCTCAAAGCACAGACCAAATATCTTCAACAAGAGAGTTAACTTAAAACCTTATGAATATCCTAATTTACTTCAATACGTTGATGCTATTCGTCATTCTTATTGGGTGCATACTGAGTTCAATTTTACTTCTGACATTCAAGACTTTAAGGTTCATTTGAATGAAAAAGAAAAGTCTGCGGTACAAAGAGCTATGTTGGCTATTTCGCAAATTGAAATTGCTGTTAAAACTTTTTGGGGTGACATTTATAAGAAGTTACCAAAACCTGAAATTGGTAGTGTTGGTGCAACATTTGCGGAATCTGAAGTAAGACACGCAGACGCTTACTCAAACCTAATTCAAGTACTTGGACTCAATAAAGAATTTGAAAATCTACTTGAGGTACCCGCAATGCGTAAAAGAATTAAGTATTTGGAGAAATCTATCTCAAATTCAAAGGCAATTGAAAACCAAGATTACTTTGAGTCCGTTATATTGTTTTCAATGTTTGTGGAAAACGTATCGTTGTTCTCACAATTTTTAGTTATTATGTCATTCAATAAGTTTAAGAACGTATTGAAAGGTACAAGTAACGCAGTTGAGGCGACTTCTAAAGAAGAAAACATTCACGCAGAATTTGGATTTGACTTAGTCAATCTAATTAAAAAAGAAAACCCAAGTTGGTGGACACCTGAATTAGTTCAAGATTTAATTAACGCTACCATTGATGCTTACGAAGCTGAGACTGATATTGTTGATTGGATTTTTGAAGAAGGTGATTTAGATTTCCTAACTAAAGAACAAACATTAGAGTTTATCAAACATAGATTTAACATTTCATTAAATGCTATTGGAATTGATAAAGTATTTGATGTGAACCCTATGATATTGGAAACCACTGAATGGTTTAATGACGAAATTTTAACAACAAAACACACAGACTTTTTTAACAAACGTAGTATAAACTATAGTAAAAAATCAAAGTCTATTACTTTAAACGATTTATTTTAACTATATTTACAGTAATAATTATTATGGAAAATAGAAAACCTTTTGATTGGATTAATGAAGAATCCATAACATTTCTTCGTAGAGGATATCTCAGCGAAGGAGAAGAACCGCTTGAACGAATTCGTGTAATTGCGAACCATGCCGAAAAACTATTAGGTAAGGTTGGTTTTGCGGACAAGTTTTACGAGTATATGAGTAAAGGATGGTATTCATTATCATCACCTGTATGGGCTAACTTTGGTAAAAAACGTGGACTACC